AGGGACCCCCACGGGTTAGAGCGGGTCCCCCCTGCCCCCCCCCGCCGGGCCCCTGCCGGGCTCACGTCCTGGCAGGGTGAACCGCCGGAAATAATGTCTACCGGCGATACTTTCTCCCAATCCACTGCGGTAACATCACGAAAATTCGGGGCCTCCGGGAAATGCTGCGCAAGAATCTTTGACGGTGCTTCCTCAAATTCGCACACCCACGCCGTTTTTGCGTTCAGTGCACGCTCGACAGCGAGCGCGAGTCCTCCGTACCCTGCAAAAAGTTCCCCGGCGGTGAGTTTAGGTTTTGGTATGTTCATTTTTCCTCTTGCATGGCTTCCTTTGCGCCTACCACGTATTCCCTGAATTTGAGTAGGGTCTCGTCGAGCTGTTTCAGTAACTCGACGACTAGGCGCTCTTTTTGGTTTTCTGTTAGCTCAGAGTGTGCTATTGCCGAGATGAAGCCTATTACTTCGTACGCTTCATTGGAGAAACCCCTGATTTTCCGTTGGATTTCAGGTAAGCTCTGGTTATTTTTAGTGTTGCTCAATTCTTTTCTCCTGTTTCTTGCCAATGAGCGGTGTAGGTCGCGATCGGGATGTAATTTTTTTGTGGGTCGTATGGGCCGTTGAATATGAATCCTGGGTGTTCCTCAGTGGTCGTGATGTCTAGACCTGGGAATACTTTCTCTAGACAACGCATAGTTGTTTTATCCGCGCTTTCGTGCGCGCATAACGGGTCTATGTACATGATGTAATTACGCTTAGTAGCTCTCATGTGGTCTTCTACGGTTCGTACCGTGATAACCAACGCTTTGTAACTTATAGCGCCCATCCGAGGAATCCTTTGAGCGTTTCTATTGCATCCATGACGCCCTGCTGGTTTTCGTCTTCGGGCATTGCTTCGACGGTCTCTTGGAGGGTGTCGATGAGCGCGCTTATCTGCTTGGTTCGCTCTTTATTGGCTTCCTCTAGGGCTTCTATTATTTGCTTTGCTGCGTGTGGGCGTTCCTCGGCTTTCTCTGGTGATCTCATGAATATTGCTGTTTCGCATGCGGACAGGATTCCGAGATTGAGGTCTACTTTGTCTTTGAGATCGTGCATGTTTTGCATGGGCATGGGTGTTCTCCTTTATTTTTATTGCGCGAATCCTGTGTAGCTGGTGATGTTTTTAGGGTCTTCGTCGGTGATGAGGTTCCGGCGGGCGTGTTCGATGGCTTCCTTCGCGGCGGTGTCGTAGGTGTCGAACAGGGTAGGCATCCCGCCGTAGTAGACAGCGAAATCTTTGCAATCTTCACATTCGACACTCCACATTCCCGGTAGCTTTTTGTAAACTACTTCTGGTTTGTGGGTGCGATACGGAGATGATGGGACGGGCGGCGTATCCGGTGATATTTCAAGATTCCGGTGTACAGATGAGTGTGTTAATGCTTCACCAGGGTTTAGGATTGTCTCTCCGTTTGGGTAGTGTCCGCACGTCATTGTGTATGTTCTATCTATGAGATTCCGTTCCTCGGAAACCCGGAGGTTGATAGTCTCGTATTCATAGTTTGTTTCCAGCATGACGGGGTGAGGGACAAGTTTGAACTGCGGGATTGGTGTATCTTTACCCGATAGTTTTTCGACTTCTTTCGCAGGGTATGGGATCGTGTTTGCGGCGCGTTTATCGAAAATTTTCATGTCTCTTTTCCTTTAGTTGTTTCGGTACAGGTCAATCATCATGGCGGTTAGGTGATCTTTGATCCTGTGTACTATCTCTGCTTGTGGGGCGTCCTCATGCTGGGTGCTCTTGATGAATCGGGCTACGTCGCGGAGAGTGTTACGGTGGGTTATCTCAACTCCGCCGCCGCATCCCTCCCAGCCGAGGTTTTCCAGCCTATCCACGGCGGCTTTCGCGCTTGGGGAAAGATGGAACTCTACTGTGTCGCCTATGTACCGGTCGAGGCAGTCGAGGGCTTTGATGACGTCCTCCACACCGTTTTTATTCGGTGCCCGCCAAATATATTTGACCGTGGAAAATAGCCACCCTGGCAGCTCGCCAACGAATTCTTCCGCATTGACTCCGGCGATCGGGGCATAATGTTTCGGCATTTACTTTCCCTTCCTAAACTGCTTTGATGATCCAGTGGTTTTGCTCATGGGTGAGCTTCGCTTTCTCCGCGAGGCGGCGGGCCTTATCTTCGTTTTCCGAGTTGATGAGAACTGTCGCGATCGTCCCAGTTGATGCGCTCTCTTTTGATAACCCCTCGACCTCGCAGTCTTCGCACTTTACGTACAGTACGTTGCTGAGCTTTTCGTGAAACCCGTTCCTGAATGTTTCCTCAACAATGATGACGTTATGTACTCGTGCGTGGAATTGTTCTACTTCGGGTTTCATGCTCGGTTCCCCATCGTCTCTAGGATGGTGTTGCGGGCCTCGCTCACGAGGGTAGCGACCTCGCTGTCTTCCATACCCCTATCTAGCGCAATGACGCCGTGCAGGTGTGTTCCGTAGATGAGGTGGCGAATACGTCCTGCGTCGCTACCCGTGACGCGGGTTGCTGCTTCACCGTAGATTTTTGATGCCGTCGTGAACGCAGCGATCTTGATGACGTTGAAATTCGGGGACTCCGGTGCCTCTGGATTATTGACACTTAGATAAAGGTCATTGAGCAGAGTATCGGTTATTTCCGCATCCTCGGCGAGATTACCAACGATTAGTTCAGTGTTCCCATACGCTTTATGGGTTTCTGCGATCATAATGTTCTCGTTATCAAGCTGATCGCCAAATTCCAGCCGCAGAGGTTCCTCACTGTTCTGCTTATTTGGCTTGAAAATCGAGGTGATGTTCTTCGCATCATCGGTGTAGAGGCAGAACTCGCGCTCTCCGGCCTCTACCGCCTGCTCGATACGGACAGAAGCGACAGCACCAAGTGCGCTGTTCCCAGTGATAAGCGCTAGTTTCTTCGCGGGAGTGATACGAGCTGCGATAGTTGCCGCATTCCGCTCCTTCTCACCACTGTAGAGCGTTGCCTGCTTCGAGACAGGAATGAGTGCACGCAGTGCAGAAACAAATTCCAAGGTGTTTACGGTGACGGTTGCCATAATACTTTTTCCTCTTTTCCTAATGGTTAGCTTTTTTCTTGAGCCTTGCCCGGCGAGCGCGGATGTATGCGGCTAGTCCGGGTGGCATTTCGGTGATGTGTGGGTCTGGGGTTGCTCTCGTTTTTGGTTTTGGTTCTGGCCCGTGGGTGGTTAGTCGTATGAGTGGGGGTTTGCCGCGTTTTTTGTTTGATTCTTCGCGGGATTTGCAGGTTTTGCATTTGGGGTTGCGGTAGATCATGGCGTATCCGCATTTGCTGCATGTTAGCCGTCGTGTTGGTAGGTTTGCTTTTTTTGCTCGGCTCCATCGGCGTTTCATGCATGTTTTGCATCCGGTGGTGAATTGGTTGGTTTTGCCTCCGCATCCGGCGCATGTTTTGGCTTCGTGTTCGTCGCCTGCTTCTCTTATGAGTTTGACCCGGTACCTTTTGCGGCATAGGTCGCATTCCATGTTGAAGTCGGTGTATGGTGTTCCGCATGTTTTGCAACATCTGCGGCGTTTGGGTTCTTTGCCTATGGATACGTTGTAGTTGTGTCTCCATTTGCATTGTTGGCATCCGATGGTTCTGCATGGGAGTGGGTTTTTGCATCCTTTGCAGATGTGCCCTTTGCTGGTTTTCATGCTTCCTCCTTCCTCCTAGCAGATTTCGTATGATGCGATTTCGGCTAATCGGTTAGGGGCATGTGGGGAGTGTACGGTGTATACGCGCTGTGTCTTTCTGTTGATTTCTAGGATTCCGCGGTTTCTGAGTTCATGGGCTACGGTTTCGGCGGCTAGGGCGGCTAGGGATGTTTTGGTTTGTCTTCCGTGGTAGGTGAGTGTGGTTTGCCTAGTAGGTGTGGTTGGGGTGGCGAGGGTCTTGAGGTCTCGCTCGTAGATGTTGATGGTTTTGTCTGCCATGTTTATGCTCCTAGTATGTTGCCGAGTAGTTTGATGAGCCATGCTATGGGTACTGCGATGATGAGGGCGATTAGCATGCCGATCATTACGACGATGATTACTTCTAAGCATGCTTGCAGGTTTTTGGCGATCCTACTTTTCATGAGTTCCTGCTTCCTTCTCGATCATCATGGCGAGTTCTGCGATCTTGGATGCGGCGAATAGCAGATGTTTTTGGAGCTGTTCGGAGAGTTGTGCGATGTGCGGGGTGCGGCGGCGTTTCCAGAGGTCGGAGGCGAGGGCGTCGAGTTCTGCGGCGAGTTGTTTGTTTTCTGCGGTAAGTTCTTCGGGTGTTACTGCTGGGATATTGATGGTTTGCTGCACGAGAGCTTCACGCTGGATTTGGTGTTTTATCTCCTCTATCGACTTTGCTGTTTCTGCGATTTTTGCGAGGGTGTCTCGCTGGTGGTTGTCGAGATTTGTTCCCTGGATACGGCGGTTAATTCCTTTGGTCGTGAGGAATGAGACGGATCGGTTTCGGGTTCGCTGTTTTTCCTCTTCGGTGAGGGAGTCGTAGGTGAGCTGGAATTTTGCGCGGCATTCGGTGTCTTCCGGTTTGATGTCGCGCAGCATCTCGTAGTCGTGTTCTGCACCGGCTGCGCGGGCGAGGTCTACTGCGTGGATGTAGATTTTTCCGTTGTGCCAGACGGTGCGGATTTTCTGGCCTGGCTTGAGAATTTCATCAACGGTTGCTTCTACGAGGGGGTATTCTTTGCTGTCGCGTTTCATTTTTTACCTTCCTTACTTCTCTTGAGGGGGGGTGGTTATTCGGTGGGGAGCTTGATCCATTTGCCTGTGCGTGGGTCTTTGCCGACGGAGAGGCGGGAACGGTATAGGGTCGTCTTGTAGATTGCGGTGAGGATAATTAGGGCTGGGATCGCGAGTAGCCCTATTATGATTGCCATTAGCGTTAGAATGACGATCGTCATTGTTGTTTCTCTTTTCTCTTAAGCCGGAGTCGGCGGGCTTGCAAGTACTTCATAAGTCCTGCGTCTATAGGCTTTGGTGGCTGGTTTTTTCGTGGTTGTTGGCGCGGGCGGTACTTTGCTCGGAGTTTTTCAAATTCCTCGCTGCTGATGACGCCTCGTGTGTATCGTGAATGAAACCGCGTGTAGCATCCTTCGCAACCTCTCGTCCACGTGTCTACGGGGCAGCCGCACCAGGTGCAATGCGTCGGGTATCTCGGCATTTTATTTCACCGTCCGCCAATCTTGCGCTGTGAAATATGCTCGTGAGCGTGCCCGGTTCTTCACGGTGTTTTCATGCCAAGCGTCAAGCATTGCGCGGCTAAAAAGAATATCGTCGCGCTCATTAGTGAGTGCTACCGGTACGAGCCTGTTGCTGACTTTGTTGAGAGAGCTTTTGAGACTCGCGATCTTCCGGCCTGTATGCTCCGATGCTTGCTCGAAGGTTAGAAGCTCGACGTTTGGGTGTCGCTCTTGATATTCGGCTGCTGTTGGCAGGTTCGCGAAGCGGTGGGCGTATCCTACAGCTCCCATGATGTTCCCTCGCTCTCCGCGTCCGTTTCGATCCAGTCGGCGCGGTTCCACAGCACCATCGCAACGGTGGCAAATACGATGGTTCCGAATGTGGCACCGTTCGCTACCATCACTCCATGAGCGAGCGCGGAGTAGATGGCTCCGGCGGCGCAGATAATGGCGAGTGTGAAGAATAGGATTGCGGGGGTGAGTGGGTGTTTGGTTATGCGTTTCATGGTGGTTGCTCTTTTCCTGATTATGCATATTTGCATAATCTGTTTATTTTTTATGCAGTAACGCATAATTTATTGGTTGAAACTATGCGTTACTGCTGTCTATGCATTTAAGCATAAGTGATTATTTTTTTATTTGCAAGTTCTTGCAGTGATTATTTTTGTGTCGATGCCCACATATTCGCAGAACGCGGTGATTGTGCGGGGTGCGGTCGGGATACGCCCGGTACGGGTGTGTTCGCGTTGGGCTACGTAGGCTAGGTGTCTGTATATCTGTTCGCGGGTGCGGCCGGTGTAGTGGGTGATGGTGTCGATTGTTTCTGCCCAATTTGGTGCGCGCCAAAAGGTTTTTTTGTTAGTTTGGGGGCGGCCGCCAAGGTATGCTGTTCCGCGGAGTGTGGTTGCGATTGTCATGGTTACTCTTTTCTAGTTGTAAGTCTTTTGCACGTCAAGACTTTTTAGGTATTGGTGTATGGCTGTTTCTGGGTAGAGGATTCGTCCTCCTGAAACTCCGCCGGATGTCGAAATATAGGCTGGCCCGCGTCGTTCTGATCGCCATTTGCCTAGAGTGGTTGGCTGCACGCCTAACCCTGCTGCCAGTTCCTCCGGTGTGAGGTAGGCTTCTCCTTTAATATTTAGACTCAAAATCAACTCCTGTTTATTCGTCTGCTTCGACATTGGGGAACCTATCGAGGATCGTTTTTGCGAATAATCGCATCTGCTCGGTTAGGTGCGCATATATTTCTTCTGCTGTGCTTTTGGTAATCCACGGGTATGCAAGCACCGTCAAAGTGGCATCATGAAGTTCGCGTAGATTATCTATCCTTTCCCACACAACGCGGGCATCATCGAAAGCTTTTTGGTGGTCTAGCTGGTTCATGAAGCGTTTTCCTTCCTGCTGTCCTGATCTGCGGGGGGTGTTTTGGGGACTACGGTGTAGCCGTTTGTTAGATCAGTTACGGTGACGCCGAGCCAATCGGCTGCGACCTTGATATATGCGACCTTCCAGGTGGTCGTACCTGAGCGGAGTCGTGATGAGGTGAATTCAGAGACTCCGAGTAGTTGAGCGAGTTCTACCGACTTCCGACTCTGCTGGAACATCAGCAGGCTCACGGAATTCGCAACCTCGTTGTTTATATCCATTTCTCTCTTTTCTTTAGAAGGTATAACTAGATTATGCATATTTGCATAATCTGTCAAACCCTTGCAAAACCTTCAATAATTAGTTTATAGTGAGTTTCATGAGTACAACACGAGATACAGTCCCAGCCACATCGTTTGATACTTTCGTCGCGGCCGAGGTACGCCAACTCATGCGTGAGCGCGGGTTCACACAGACTTCACTTGCGGAGAAGTCCGGCGTGAAACAACCGCGTATTTCGCGCTCGGTGTTTAGCGTGCGGTCTTCGCTACCGGTGGCTATTTTGGATGAACTGGCAGTTACTATGGGTGATACCGCTTCGGGCATTCTGCGGCGGGCAGAACGTAAATATTTCGAGGCAAACGAAGAGCGAGCAAAGCTACAAGAAGAACGCGCTAAGTTGAACGAGGAACGCGCTAGGTTAGATGAAGAGATCGCTAAATTAAATGAAGAGAGGGCAAAGCTACAAGAAGAACGCGCTAAGTTGAATGAGGCGGACACGCCCCGGCTATTGGCTCTCTAAAGAATTTCGGTATCTATCACTCTCTCACTCTTCTTTTTCACTCTGAGGTCTTGGGTCTCAGGGCATTTTTTTACCCCTGGCACAGACAGGGGCGACACCACGCTAAGGCTGAAAAACGCGGTGTCGCCCGTGATGCAGGGTGAAAGAGAGTCCTGCTCATATGAAACGCTTGAATAATATAGTGCACTGTGGCGGCGTGCGCAAGGGAGAGTTATAAAACATGGTACGTCCACAAACACCGATCGGGCATCATGGAGTTATCACTGCAAAAAAGCTAGATTCCGGCCGCTGGGTGGCTCGGACGTATTTCCGCGATCAACGCGGGATGCGGCGCGACGTTACTGCCCGTGAGCGCTCGAAAGGGGCTGCGGTTCGTAAGTTGCAGGTGAAGCTGGAATCATTGTCTGCATTGGGAGTTGGCAGGTTTTCATCAAGCTCTCGGCTCGGTGAGGTTCTAGATTGGTGGCTTGACCGCTGGGAGGGCGCGGAGCAGACGCGATATAACTTAGGCGTATCGGTGCGGGCGTTGAAACGTAATTTGGGTCATTTTCAACTGTTCGAGCTGTCGGTTCCGGTGGTGGTTGATTACTTAGAGTCCGTGAAGGCCGAAAGTTCGGCGCGCAGGCAAAGGCAGGTACTACGTGCTGCGTTGGGGGAGATGGTGCGTTTGGGGGTTCTGACGTCTAATCCGGTCGAAGCGACGCGGCCGAGGCGAACAGCTAGGAAAATTCCGAAGGCTCTTACCTCGACGGAAGCCCTTGAAGTTATTCGCATTGTGCGGGAGCGGGCAGGCGGCGATGGTGTGGCATGGCTCGGCGATCTGTGCGAGCTTTTGGCTGCAACGGGTACACGATTCGGTGAAGCTGCGGGCGTTCGTTGGGTTGATGTCGATTTCAAAACTGGACGCCTTATCGTGCGCGGTACCGTGATTACCGGCGGAACGTATCAAGCACACACAAAGACTCACCAGGTGCGTGTAGTTCGTCTCCCTGCGGGCGTACTTGACATGCTGCGGCGGCGGCAAGAATCATCCGAAAGCGAGTTCGTCTTCATAACCGGGCGAGGTAATCTGCTGTCGGGGTCGAGCGCTGGAAACGCGCTACGGCGCTGTCTCAAGAACACGCAATTTGAGTGGGTTACCCTTCACACATTCCGCCGTTCGGTGGCAACATGGCTTGAACGTGAGGTTGGAATGTCTGCGGCCGCGCTCCAACTTGGGCATGAGCAGGAATCCACGACACGGAAATCCTACGTCGAGCGGCGAGGCGAAGCTGACTTCTCAGAATTCTTGGAAGGTTCGCTGTACGCTTAACTCACTACTTTGGGATCGCGAGCGCGGGGTGAACTCACTATAAACTCACTACTTTGTTAGGGAGTGGTAGTAATTCAAATATGCATATAATCTATTTTAGGTTGGTTAGTTCCTTGCTATGTCAAGGGATGTGGTGGCAAGTTCCTTGATATTCCAATGTGGGCTTTTGGGTGGTAAAAGTCCTAAATTGATTTTGCTTAGCGAGTGTAGTTCCTTGTAATTACAGGGTTTTCCGTAGTTTTTAGTGACTAACTCACTATAAACTCACGATTTTGAAAATGTGTCTTATGTCATTGGTTCCCTGCTTGATTCAAGAGTTGAAATATTCCATACTTGATTATGTCGAAGCAACAGGGCATCGACAGAGCAGAAAAGAGAGATAGCATGAGCCACGCATACACAATCCGTAATATCTCAAGACATGCCACCCACATCTACGATGGAGAAGAACTTATAGGGTATATGCAGCCATCATCGAGCCGCACGACAGGCGGTTGGAACGCATACTATGGAAGCACCTACGCCACTACTCATAAGTTATCTCTTTATTGTGTGGCAGTCGGCTATTCACAAGAGAAATGTCTCGAAAACTTCATTAAAACGTATGAACACGATACACAAGTTTTACGGTAAGCGCGGTGCTGAAAAGCTCCTTGGCATCGCCCCATACACGTTAGATCAAGTCGCCGCTAGGCACCCATTACCTTCTACAGAGTTTACTTGCGATGGTCTCCCCATATATACCAAGGAACAATTGCAAGACTGGTATGAAGAGAGGCCGCGCCACGGAGGCGACCGAAAATCAAACGCTTTCAAAAAAGCTACAGGCAATAGAAAAGAGTAATCCATGAAACCCATCAAAATTGACGCCACTACCCCTTACCTCTGCTTCGACTTCTCATGCGCGGATGAAATCGGGTTGCAAGTTACGTACCAACGCACCGAGCACTCAGACGTCGAGGTCTACGAGTTCGGAGACACCGATATGCAGGGAACTCAAATTTACCGCCGCTCCGGTAAATTTGGTGATCCGCACAGATATATGCGGGTTCCGCTAGATGGGTCCGATGCGGTTGAGAATATTATCCTTGGTACCAGCGCGTCGAGATATGTCACCATCAGCTCAGTTGTGGATGGCGAGGCGCTGGAAGGTTTACCAGAGGATGCCGTAGAGCGTATCCACCGCCTCGTTCTCGAAAATAATAAGCTCAGACTCGCGCAATAAAAAAAGTAACCCCATGCACCAGACAATTAGCTGGTACATGGGGTTATACTTTTATCGGGGACGAAACTTGCCGTTTTCCTCCTTCATTACCTAGCCCCTCCGAGCGTTGGCGCGCATATCGGAGGGGCTAAATTATTTACGCTTCGCCCTGTACTCGTTCGCGAAGCGCGGCATCTGCACCATGATCTACATGGTCGCCAAGGTTCTCATACTTCGACGCAGCAGGAACCTCATGATTAGGATCGCCATAAAGGTATTCCTGAACACTCCGGCTCCGATCAGTCTCCGGGAGCGCCGGGGTGGTTACTGCGTCCTCAATGCGTGCGAGTGCATCAGCTACCTCTGGGTGAGGTTCGGGGTCTGCCCCGGTTTTGACGTTGAAGATCGCGATGACGAGTCCGAAAAGGGCGGGGATCAGAGGCAGGTAGGTGTTGAGGTTTTCCTGCGTGATAACGCCGTGAGCGACGAAGACTGCGCCAATGGTTAGGGCGAGGGTGTAGGTTGCGGTGCGGATGTTTGCGAGGCGCTGGGAGTTCATGTTTAGTTTCCCTTCTGGTTCTTGATAAGTTCAGCGAGCAGGCGGTTAGTTTCCTGCTGAGTGGCGATGAGCTGCTTGTTCTGCGAGAAAATGTCACCATCCCACTTGATGCCGTCTTGACCGCGGGTGAGTGCGTCCTTGGTCTGCTGAGTCTGGATGCTGGTGTTGGTGATGGCGTTGTAGAGGGGACCCGCGTGCCAGTGCTGTTCTTTTCCAGGGCGAAGAAGCGCGTGGATGCCTTCGACTGCGGTGAGTAGGCGTTCGGTCTGTTCGTTAGTCATTTCGTCTCCGTTTTCAATGAGAGTGCTTACTGTTTCTGCGATGACTCCGCCGGTGTAGTGTTTCTGCGTGAGAGCTAGGAACTGTGCGGCGGGGAATCCATCTCCGGGGTCGGTGTGATCGGATTCTCGGAATACTCGGCTAATCTGCGCATGTGTGGTGATTCCTTTTTCACCGTTCGCGAGCTGCTGATCGGTGAGGAACCGCACCGGTATTCCGTGACGTGTGCAGATGTCGGCCATAAGAGCTGCTGCCCGGTCAAGAATTGATTGTGAGGCCGGGTCTGCCCACTCTGTAGCTGTCTGTGCGGCGCGCCCGGCTAGTTCAAGGTGAATGCCGAATGCATTCCCTGTTGGCATGGCTGCCCATGCTGCGGCGCGTTCGTCCACACATTGAACGATGGAGTCAGGATCGATGCAGTAGTGAGCGCTGGTACCTGCGGCGGGGTTGGCAAACCAACCTGCTATATTTTCTGCTATCTGGGTGGTCTCGAGGGTCTCCATTGTGTGCAGAACGCCCCACTTTGGCGTTAGCGCGCCCCATGTGCAGTTTCCGGTCGGATGGATAGTGTTCACAAGGTCGGAATCTGGTGCAGTGAATGCTGCTGCCATTATGCCCCTCCTTTCTTTGTTTTCTGATACGTAGACCCTGCACACGTTAGAAACATGTGCAGGGTCGGTTCTGTGCTATTCGGCGCTGGGAGGATCGCGAGGTTTTTCGGGGTTATCCTGTTTGGGAATTTCCTGCGACCATTGCAAGAGCGCGGTTATATACCCTTCGAGACCGGTAGGCATAGGCGGCGCGGGCGGCGGCTGCCTATTGTTGATGTGCCCGGTTAGCGTTGTCATGTACGACATGGCGATAGAGAGCGCCATGCGCGCCCGGTCTTGCCGCTCATATGCTGCCTGCTGGATAGCACGGGTATCACGCTCCATCGAATCCATACGGGACTGCAACGTTTCGTTCTGCTCCTGCAAACGCTGCACAAGAGCGGCTTGTGTGCCTACCTCGGCTTTTGTTTTCTCTTGCTCTAACGCGAGCTTAGTCTTCGTGATCTCCGCCTTTGACTCAGTCTTTTTGGATGCCCAAAGTACTAGGGGAGACGCGCATGCCCCGAAGATCGTCCCTAACAAACCGTATAAAGCAGAGGGATCAAGATAAGGTGGCATTATTTTCCTAGCTCTTCGTGAAGAATCCCACGAGGTTCACAATGACATGGCGACCTTCCTGCAATGGAACGTCCCACGATTTCACAGACCGGTCGCCGACAGTGGCATAGATTTGCCCTGCCTGCCCAGGAATAAGCTGTGTCTCAATCAGACCAGCGGGCGCGGGTGCGTCAGCAGGCCATGTGAACAACTTTTCATCGTTTGCGAAATTTCCTCGGTATGTAAAGTCCATGTGAATCAAGCCGAAACCTGTTAGGTTATCCACCTGCACATAGCACCGCTCCGCGCCGTTTGATGTTGTCTTTGTCGTGGCATGGGTAAGAATCCATGTCTTCGAGCCGGTCTGCACAGGGCCTTGACCAAGGCGAGTTGTAGATAGGTAGTTATTCACCTGGATAAACACATCGTCACCTTGCGGCGAACGTGTTCGGACAGGCACGCCCGTCCAACCTGAGGGCGTAGCCACGTCACGAGAGACGCAGTTTACGATCGCTAACCCCTTGAACCATGTCTCGACATAGTAGGACCATCGTGCCCCGCCGTCTGCTTTACGGGCGCTTCGAGACGTGCAGGCATTGAGGACAGTCCCGTCGGTTCCTTCATTGAGCACATAGAAATCCGATGCCTCGTTGATCTTCGCGGGTGCAGTAACAGTTCCCTTGTATGAGGACGATTCGGCGCGACATTCGGAGAGGACGTTATCACCGTAAGCGACGATAAACCCATGCCCACCATTTTCCTGTGCCTCGCATTCGACAAAGGCGCACTTAGTGGCACGGATGTACCATCCTGCTCCGTCTTTCTGGTTTCGGCGGTTAGCGGTGGATGGTGCTCCGGCCGCTACGTCTTGCCCGGCGGTCGAACCTGTAGGCAAAGCGTAGAGGTCTGCAAATGGTGCGGCGCGGTGCGTGTACCATGACGTCGAGAGAGAGAACTTCGTTTGTGAAGTCCACACCTCAATGCCTGCGTAGCCGCTCTTTGACTGGTTTGAACCGCCGATGTCTGCACCGAAAAATTTATTATCGGCTGCACCGCCGGTTCCTTCCGGGTGTCCCGCTGGTTTACCTACGAGCAAACCTGATTGGCCGCAGTGGCGGGTTTTCAGTGAGAAAACTTTCATCGCTTGATCGTCGATGCCGATGATTGCCGCACCGGTTTCCATACCCCAAATCTCAAGGAAATTCAGAGTAGGAACGGCGTCCGGGTCTGCGGGGTCTTTACCCAAATCTGTGTTGAAACAGATACCGCACAGATTTGGTATCCATTGCTGATGTTGGATGCCAGATTTGCGGGATCGGATCATGAGATTTGAGACACCGAAACGCAGACATGTGGGGTCTTGCAGACGCTCTTCATAGGTGCCCGTGTGGAAAACGCCGGTCTTTTTCACGATGGTTTTATCTGTCGTGGCGACAATCTGAGTTGCGGTTCCTTCGCCGTAGACCTGCACAAACCCCTTGAGCTGGATAAACGGGTAGCTAACTTTGTAAATGCCGCCGGGGATGAAGACCGCGCCACCGCCTAATGCGGCGACAGCATCGACAGCATCTTGAATAGCTTTTGTGGAATCCTGTGCGCCGGTCGGGTCTGCCCTATACGGTGCGTCCAAAACGTTCACACTTCGAGCGGATTTCGGCTGCGCGGCCGGTACCTGCACGTTTTCGAGAGCTGTTAGACGGCGGATAATCCCGGAATCGTCATAATTACTCCCGTCCAGCCCGTTCTTACCAGGTTCGCCCTGCGGGCCTTGCGGGCCGGGAGGGCCAACGGGTCCAGGCACACCCTGCTCACCACGTTCGCCACGCGGACCAGGCTCACCCACACCACCGGTAATGCCGACTTCTTGCACAATCTCACGGAGAACAGGTTTCACTGTTTCCATGTTTACGGTGCCATCACGCCCATCTTTACCCGGTTCCCCCTGCGGGCCGGGAATACCCTGCTCACCACGTTCGCCACGCGGACCAGGCTCACCTTGTTCGCCCTTAGCGCCGGGGGTACCAGGCGGACCAGG